ATCTCGCATGTACTTTGGCGCTACACCCTTTTCAGCCGCAGCCTTCTCAGATGTAGGTTTTAATCCTAATGCATTCGTAAATATACAAGGTGTAAGATTAAACGTTACAGTTGGTAATGCAAGTGTAACAGCTCCAGTAGATTTAGCTGTAACTGGTAATAGATTAAATCTATCTACAAGTAATCCAACAATTGTAGCAAAAGCTCTAGCTGTATTAACAGGTAGTGGTTTAGAATTAGCTAATGGAACAGCTGAAGGTAGAGCACCAAGAGATGTACCAGTAACTGGTAATAGAGTAAATGTTTCCAACAACAGTGTAACGACAACAGCAGGTGCAGTAGCTACACCATCAGGTAATGGTCTAAATACAGCTATTGGTAATGTTACAATATCTGGTGCAGCCAATGTTACTTTTACAGGAAACAGAATAAATATATCTATTGGCAATTCAACTATCAAAGCAAATGCTATAGTTACCGTAACAGGCAATAGATTAAATGTATCTACAACTGCTTTTGGATCAGGAAACTTTAATGTGGTTGGAAAAGCTAATATAGCTACAACAGGTAGTAGATTAAACGTGGCAACTGATGAAGTAGACTTTAGAATATGGACTCAAGTTGACCCTAACGCTAACCAGAATTGGACTAATTTGTAATGTTTTTTGGAGCAACACCCTTTGCAGCAACAACCTTTGCCGGAGTAGGCGCTCAAAACGTTGTTATATTAGCGAATGGTAACAGATTGAATGTATCTATTGGTAATGCGACTGCAGGTATTAAGTTCCCAGCTGTAGTAACAGGCAACAGATTTAATGTTGCAACTGGTAGTGTTTCTGTGGTATCGTGGCAGAACTTAAATCCGGGAGCAGGACAAAATTGGATCCCTATAGATCCACTAAACCCGTAGGAGAATTATGGCATCAACATATAGTAGTAACTTAAATTTAGAATTAATTACAACAGGTGAAAAAGCAGGTACCTGGGGTACAATTACAAACAATAACTTAAAACAATTAGAACAAGCAGCATCAGGATATATATCTTTAGATATAGGTTCAGGTGATTTAGCATTAGCAATAAGTCAAGGTGCAGAGTCTAATGGTAAAAATTTATATCTTAAATTAACTGGCACTCTTGCAGCTAACAGAACAGTTACAGTTCCTGATAATTTTGAAAGAGTTTATATTGTACAAGATGGTACAGGTAGATCTAGCAATAACTATACAATAACTATTAAAACTGTATCTGGTACAGGAGTTGCATTACCACCAGGTTCTACATCTATTTTATACTCTGATGGTACAAACATAAACAAAGGTATACTTAGTAAATCATATTATACAATTCCAGCTAACTACACAGCTGTTGATGGAGATCAATTATTTGTTAACACATCAGCAACAGGTATTAATACAGCAGCAACTGTTACATTACCTGCCTCACCATCTGTGGGTAACGAAGTAACAATAATTGACAGTGGTAACTTTGCTGCATCAAACAATATAACAATTGGTCGAAATGGGTCTAACATAAATGGTAACGCTGGTAATTTAGTAGTTAATACTAACAGTGCTTCCTTTACTTTGGTGTATGCTAACGCAGCTAGAGGTTGGGTTTATAAAACGACTAAAATATCATAGGAGCAACAATGGCTCTTAAACAAGTCAAATTCTTACCTGGTATTGACAAACAGAATACAACAGTTGGTGCAACAGCACGATGGGTTGATTCTGATAATGTTAGATTCAGGTATGGTCTACCAGAAAAAGTTGGTGGTTGGTCCTCATTACTAACCACAACTATTTCCGGGGTAGCTAGAAAACTTCATGCATTTGTAGATTTAGATGGCAATAGATATGTTGCTATCGGCACAGATAAATCTTTATTGATTTATTTTGAAGGTCAACTGTATGATGTTACGCCAATTAAAACTACATTAACATCAGCAACTATTGCAACAACAAATGGTTCAGCTACATGTACAATTACAAAATCTGCTCATGGTCTAGCTGTAGGTGACATTGTACAATTAGATTCTGTAACTTTACCATCAGGTACAGGTTATAGTAACTCTGATTTTGAAGATAAAAACTTTCAAGTTATAACTGCACCAACAACAAGCACATTTACAATTACACAATCTAGTAACGCGTCTGCAACTGTATCTACTGGTGGATCGCTGAGCGTAAAAGTATTTGAAAGAGTTGGACCAGCAGAACAAACATATGGTTATGGTTGGGGTCTAGATACTTGGAACACAGGTGGATGGGGAAGTGCAGCTTCTGCATCTAGTATTACACTTGAACCTGGTCTTTGGTCATTAGATAATTTTGGTGAAGTATTGATTGCAACTATTGCAAACGGAAAAACATTTACATGGAATGCTGGTGCTGCATCTGCTTTTGCTAACAGAGCTTCTACAACTACATCAAACTTTTCTACAAGTGCAAATCCTACATCTACAAGATTAACTTTAGTATCACCTACAACAAGACACTTAATTCATCTTGGTACGGAAACAACAATAGGTACAAGTTCAACAAGAGATAATATGTTTATTAGATTTTCTGATGCAGAGAACATAAACTCATATGGTACATCTGCAACTAACACAGCAGGATCACAAAGATTACAAGATGGTACAAAAATTATAGGTGCACTAAAAGCAAAAGAAACTATTCTAATATGGACAGACAATGCATTGTATACTATGAAGTTTGTAGGTGCTCCTTTTACTTTTGGTTTTGAACAAGTAGGTACAAACTGCGGATTGATAGGTAAGAATGCTGCAGTTGAGGTAGATGGTATTGCATACTGGATGAGTCCAAATGGTTTCTTTGCCTTTGATGGTACAGTTAAAACATTACCTTGTACTGTAGAAGATCATGTATTTGAAAATATAAATAGAAACAAAGGTCAACAAGTTGCAGCAGGACTTAACAATTTATTTACAGAAGTGACTTGGTATTACCCATCATCAAACTCAGACTTTAACGACAAGTATGTTGTATTTAATTTTGGTGAAACAACATTAACAAAAGCTCCTATTTGGTACACAGGAACAGAAGCAAGAACAACTTGGATTGATGCATCTGTATATCCAGCTCCAATAGCTACTAAGTTTGTATCAGGTGGTACAGGTGCTTTTCCTGCTATTGTAGGTCAAACAGGACTAGGACAAACAACTTTGTTTGAGCATGAAGTAGGTAGAGATCAAGCCAATGCTGATGGTAGCACAACAACAATAACATCATTTATTAATTCGTTTGATTTTGATATAAAACCAGAAGGAACTGATGGAGAGTTCTTTTTATCTATGCGAAGATTTATACCAGACTTTAAAACATTAAACGGTAATGCTAAAATTACTTTAGCTGTAAAAAGATTTCCTGCACAATCTAGTACAGATACATCATTAAGTCCTTTTACAGTAACATCTAGTAGTCTTAAATTTGATACAAGAGCTAGAGGACGATATGCAAATATAAAAATAGAAAACGATGCGTCTAGTGAGTCGTGGCGTTTTGGAACAATTAACTTAGATATAAGACCGGACGGTAGAAGATAATGGCGATAACAAGAACACAAATAGCAAGACAACTTTTAGCATTAGGTGGACCGGTTGATGCTGTTAATCAACTCTTAGG